GGGATTCATTGTATTACCTCCTTTTAACAGTTGATTTTTAACCTCAGTTGCTCTTCCTCTGCCGCAAGCAGGCCGTTCATGATCGCCGGATCGAGCCCGCCCCCGCCATCGCCGTTCGACGGGGAGGCGGTTTTTCTATGTTCCTCAAGGGACCGAAGCCCCACTTCTGTGTCCGGGTAAGCCGGGAATGTGACGGGGGAAACGTCGAAGAGCTCCAGATCCAGCAGTTCGCGGATGTCCTCCCCATTTTCGACAACCCACCGCACACCTCGCGTCCCATCCGGATAGACTCGGACCATGAATCCAAAGCTCATCTTGTCGACGTCGCCGCGGTCGATAGGTGTAAGGACCATGTCCTTCACGAATTGCGTATCCGGCGGGAGGATATCCGTTCCCAGCCCTTCGTTGTCCTCGGAAAGAAGGAGGGTCCGGTTTTTTGTATTCTTGGACCGGCCAAGCACGATATCCGAATTGTGATTCCAGAGGGCGCGCACGTCATTTTCTTTTATGGCCCGTGTGAATGCCCCGGGAAGTATGCGCTCACGCCATCCGCCCATGTCCTCGGATAGGGTATTAAACACGGCGGCATGGCCCACGATGTGACGGATGCCCTTATCGTCGGTAACTGCGCGAAACTCAGTCACGGGGAAAAACCGGCGCTCCATCTCTTCACTTTTTCGGTTTTCTTTCATCTTCCGTCTCCTTGCTGCCCTTTTCTCCCTTGCGCGTCTCGTATTTCGGCGGGATAGCTTTTTCATAGTTCGGTTTCATGGTGCCACCGGCGGGGCCTTTGGTGCGGGGATGATGTCGGCCCCCAGGTCGCCGAGCCCGATCATGTTTTTCTCAACGATGTATTCCTGCCCGAGGCCGCCCGGGATCGGATTGAGGTTTTCCGTGTTCCTGATTTCGTCGGCGTTGATAACCCCGTTCCGCTTGTAGAGTACCTGAGCCTGAGCCCGGGCCAGAAGATCGCCGCGGAGAAGTCCTTCAAGGTTGTGCTCGAAAAAGTAAACCCCATATTCCGAGGGGTCCAGGAGGGCCATGTTATAGGATTGCTCGAGGCGGACAAGCCATGCCCGGAGGGTTTTCGTCGCATAGTCGACGGCGAACTGCTCTGCACTGTTGAATCCGACCGCCTTGTCAAATTCCCCGTACATATGAGGGTGAAGGCGATAGATCCGGGTGCCTATATCTACGTTTTGGAACTTGCGGGTTTCGAGGAACTGCGCTTCATTGTTGGGAATTCCGAGCTTTTCGACCTTCTCAGCCTCATCGATAAGCATTACCCGGTGGGCTTTTCCGAGCCCTCCATAAACCTCTTCCAGCGCCTCCCGCCTTGTTTTTGGATCTTTGTAGGGAACTTTCGAGGTAACGATGAATGACGGACGGATACCGTTTTGAAAGTAGGATGACCCGAACTCCTCGAGGGTTTTCCCGAGCCCCATCGCTTCCCGCGCCGCCGCAATAGGTGAATAGCCGATGAGACCATTCCAACTCAGGCCCGGAGTGTGTAGGGTTTTTTCTTTCGGCAACCTGACGTTTTGGAGGCCAGTGCCGGACATGCTTATGTCATAAACGATCTTCCGTTTTTCATCCCGCTTGACAGTCACGCGATTCGGGGTGATCGGCCAAAGGGCGACGAACCGATTGATCCGCCCCCCGGTCCGCTCTATCTCCGCATACCCGTTTCCCCAGGCCAACAGGTGCGCGGCATAGGCTTCGCGGAAAGACATGGCGGTCATTTCAGGGTTTGGGCGATCATGGAGGAGGAAATAGCGATCATCGGCCCAGGCCCGATCTTTCCCACCGCCCTTGCGTCGCCGATAGAGGTGTAAAGGCAGACTTGCGGTATCTTCGGAAAGGATCTTGATGCAACACCAAACCACGGCGAGTTGCATGGCATTCATTTCGGAGATGGAAGAGCCGGATTTCGTCTTCACGCCCCCGGTGCCGCCATAGAAAAACCCACCCGGGTTGTACCAGGAGTCATCCAACCCAACCGCTGCCATGCGTTTTTCCATTGCCGCGATGCTGCCCATTATTTAGGAACCCTCAAGATCCATCCGAGGCCGAGGAGCATCGAAACCACGCCGAATGCAGTCCAGCCGAGCCAGGGGAAAAGTTGATAGAGGCCATAACCGATGGAGATAAGCCCCCCATAAACGAGAAAATCCCGGACATCGAACGCCACCCATGCTGCGTTGACCCAGGATTTGACCGTTTTGAGTACTGAGACAAGGCCCATTACCTCATATTTCGCTCACTTTCCGAAAATTCATCAAAAAATCAGGAGTTGTTTTCTGAGAAGGGATGGTGGCATACTTTTAAGATTTTACATGGAGAGAATGGAGAAAATGGAAAGTTTATTTTCACTCTGTTGTGCTTTCGCGGATTCTTTCGATTTCCTCGCGGGGGATCCGGAGGGTCCGGCCGGCGAGACGGGTCGCCTCAATTTTCCCGACCTCGATCCAGAGGTAAACCGTCGACGGGGAGATATCGAGTAGTCGCGCTACTTCTCCGGGCCGGAATGTTTTTTTGTCGGGAAGGTCAGTCACTGGTCTTCTCCTCCGTTTTCACTTCCTTGCCTGTTATCCGGGCGATCTGCTGCTCTTTTGTCAAGTCATCATAAATTGACCTACTGAGTTTCGCCTCCGGATTCATGGCCATCAGCGCTACGCACGAGAACACCGCCATAAGCGGGTCAATCTTCCCCGTCCCTGAGGCCTGTTTCGTGATGCTGATCGCGTTCCCCTTCGGTTCCACCCGGGCGTTGCCGACACACCACGCCATGAGCGGTTGCCCGCCATGGAGCATGGTCTTTTCTGCGATCTTCCGCTCCGTCGTCTTGATCGCCCCATTGAGCCGCCAGCCCTGCGGAATACCGACGATCCGGTCATGCTCGATCTTCAGGTCACCGGTCTTATCCCCCGCCTCCAGTTCATCAGCGATGGTGCCCAGGCCGTGCTGGTCGACACCGATCCGGTCGAGAAGGCCCACCTTTTCGCACCGCCGCACGATCGCCCCGGCCTGTTTCACGTCCGTCCCGATTTCCTTGACGATGGTTAGGTCGTGATCCCTGGCAAAGTCGTGATACTTCGGGGCCTCGGACTTCCGGCGGTCGAGGGCGATCAGGTGGCACCATGCGTGAGTCCAGATAAGCCAGGTGCCGGTTTCGATCTCACGGCCGAGGACGCAGATCCCCAGGAGGTCATCAAGCCCACCGCCGTCGATGCCGACTTCAACAACTTCGGAATGCTCGAGGAGGTAACGGAGGGAGACTTTCTTGACGTTCGGGGCCTTGGCAGCTTCCCAGTAGTCGGCGCCGGCCCAGTTCTCATAACCCTTCGCCATTGCTATTTGCACGTTTAGGTGTTTGGAAATGACCCCCTGCATTGATTCGCCCGTTCCCTCTTTCGCTTCCTTGAATTTGTGGGCAATATATTGTTCATCGACGGAAGCGCCGAGGTTAGGGTTTGTCAAATGCCAGTATTTTTTGCCGAGGTATTTCTTTCCCTCCAGGATCTCTTTAGGAAACTCATAAATCACGGGCAGGAAACGGTTGTCATCAATCCGGCCATCCCGTACCCCCCGCGCATATTTCAGCTTTTCAGCGAATACACCCGCCGGTGCCGTATCTGATTGAGTCGATAGGTAGATCACAAACCCTTCCGGCCGGGATGCCATGCCGCCGGTAGCCTCTAGGATCATGTTTCCAGCGTTTGCCTTATTCCCGAATTGCCAAAGCTCATCGATCAAGATCCCCGTCGCCTTCTTGCCGCCTACGGTTTCAGAGTCGGCAGCGATGACTTTCAGCGTTGCCCCCGTGGTTCGATTGGTTATTTGCCTGAGATGGTCCTGCGTGTGCATTAAATCTCCTAACTCTTCATCGGCTTTCACCATATCTCGGGCGGGATTGAAGCTATTGTTCGCAATTTCTACCGTGGGGGCCAAGATAAGGAATTCCGCGGATTCTCTCCAATTACGGATCAGGGCCGTCATCATAATTGCGGCGGCAGAGGTACTTTTCGAATTCTTCTTTGAAATCAATAGGAAAAAGTCAGTTATGAGACGGCGGCCATCATTCGCGTCATAGGCCCCGAAGATCGCTGACACAAAGTCGAATATCCAGGGGCGGCCTGCTTCCCCCAACGTCGGGCGGCCCAGAACATCAACAAGGCGGAGTTCCTTGAACACAGCCAGGGCAGAGGCGGCCTCCTCCGGGAATAGTGGCGGGAAAGTGATCAGGGATTCACCGGCGAGGATTCTTTTCTCCCAATCTTTACAGGACGTCGCCCATTCCATCACTTGACCACCCGGATCGGCGCCACACCCGCCGCAAACTTCCCGCTCCCCGCCTGTTTCGCCCGGTCCGCCTTTTCGTCCTTTTTGCCCTTCTTCTCCCCCGCAACCTTCAAAACGATCTCCGCCGCCTTGACCCGCAGATCGGCATCCATCTTTGGATCGTTCCAGACTTTGCGGAGATATTCGGCGGCTTCCAGGTCTTCGCACGTCTCCAGTTCCGGTGCTGCCTTTTCCGTGATCCCTGCAGCGAGTTCCTCTCCGAGTTTCGCCATGAGACGCTTTTCGGCTACAGAGAGGGGAGGGAGGTTCAGGGGGTTGCCATCCTTGTCCCGGTTCGCCACCCGCAGGAGGAATTCTTGATACATTTTCAGCTTGGCCTTGTCACCCATGGCGAGCATCTGCCGGATTTTCTCTTTTTCCGGCACGTCGGGACGTTTCCTGGGCTTTTTATCTTTCGAACCTGGTTTTCGCCCGGCTCCGGGGCGGCGGCCACCTCTCATATCGTCACCTCTCTATTTATTTTCACCTTTTCGCGTAA